CTTCGCCACCCTCTATCCAGAGGGCTTATGGTCGTGCTTGTGCCACAAACGGTAACGGAAATTGTCAAGTGCCGTCAAGCGGCAGGACCAATTCCGTTACACAATCGTGACTTTCTCAGGCCTCGCCGCGGAGCTTGGCCATGAGGAGTTCCGAGGTGGTCAGCTTCTTGGGTGCCGGCTTCTTGCCAGCGCCGTCGGCGGTGCGGGAGGTGGTGCGACGAGCCGGACGGCGGGTGCTGCGCTCCTCGTCCTCGTCCGTGCTCTCCTTCTCCTGCTTGGCCTTCTCCTCGGCCGGGTCGATGAAAAGTTCGGGGTACTCCTCCTGGAGACGGAGCACCTCTTCCTCCACACCCTCCAGGTCGTTGTCCTCGGTGAGGTCGATGGCGTTCAGGTCCATGAGCCGGAGCAGACGCGGAACGCCCTCCTTGCCTTTCTTGGGGCTGGCCGCGAGGAGAGCCGCGGTGGCACCGGCCTTGACCAGCGCCGGCTTGTAACGGTCGGTGGCAGCCTTGACCGCCTTCTCCTGAGCCTCGCGGACCTTGCGCTCCGACTCGGACTCGTTCTTCGCCCGCTCCGCGGTGAGCTGTTCCTGGAGCTCCCGGAGCTTGGCCTTGGTCGTCTGACGGGAGCGGATGGCCTTGAGGAGCTCCGCCCGCGGCACGGTGTCATTGGCACCGGCCTCGGCCTCAGCTTCGGCCTCCCGCTCCTCCCGCTCCTCGTCGTCGGACTCCTTGCCACGACCCCCGTTGACCGCGTCGGACAGGAGCCGGTTGGCCTCCTCGTCCTCCTCGTCACCCTCGGTGCCGTTGCCCTCAGGCTTGGTGTCGTCGTTTTCCTTCGCCATGCTGGCTCCCGTGTTCGATGGATCGGTAGGTGTGGATCAGGCGCTGGTCGTACCGTCGGGCCGCCAGTTGGCCGGGATGAGGTTCGCCTTGCCCATGGCCTTGGCCTTGGAGATGATCAGCTTCCGAACGCGGATCTTCTCCGGCTCGCCGCCGGCGACGGAACCCGCGGCCTGGATGGCCTTCTTGAGGTCGTCCTCATTGTTGATGCGGAACGTGCCGCCGGGCGTGGTGCCGTCGGCCTTCTTCGGGGGCAGGGCCACCGTTTCCTCCTAAGGGTTATCGGTCGAACTATACAGCATCAACCCGGAAAGTTTCTACCCTGAGGGAAGTTCCCCGCGATCAATGCAGCACGGGCGCGACGAACAACACTCGGGGGCAGACGCGTTCCGGGCTGGCGGAGAAGTCGGTCAAGGGCCCGGAGACGAGCCGCGTTTGACTCAGTGGGCAGTGACCAACCGCGGGCGATGGATCGTTCCGCTTCCCTCTTGAGGGCGTCCGGGGTTTCCTGTCCGCCGTCCCACGGTACGAGTCGGCAGCGACAGTGAGGGTGGCGGGGAGGCTTGCCATTGAAGCCCACCCACGCCAGCGGCTTGTCTCCCCACGTTAGTGAACCGTCGAACGACTCACCAAACCGCGTTACCTGTCCGGACAGGGCGATGCAGTTCACACAGGCGTTCCGCTCGGCGACCCACACCACCCCTCGTGCGCCCATGCTGCGAGCCGTGACCTCCGAGGCACGAGCCGCTGTTTGGTTGACCTCCGAAGAGGCCACCGCCTTGAGTTCTTCGCGGGCCCGATTCACGATCTTCTCGGCCTGCTCGGGTTCTTGCTCGATGCGGCCTACCGCCACGGTGATGGCCTGCTCCACCCGCTGGGGATACATCACGGCTGGGGTGGGGGGCAGCTCTCTCGGGTTCAGGCCTCGTCGGACAATTGTCGGGCGCCGCCCAGAGATGACCTGGAGGGCGCCTGCGGCGATTGCAGTACCGACGTTGAACACTTGCGCGAGAGTGCTACCGATAAAGCCCGTAACAGTCGTCTGTGACGTTTGGAGAGCCTGTACGCTATAGCCGAACTGAGCAACAGCAGAGGTGATGATCTCCCCCACCCCTGCTGTCACGTACTCCTCCCACTTGACCAGCGCTGCGCCGGCCTCCTGGTCGACCAGTTCGTCTTCTAGCGCCATGGCTTAGCTCCCCACCGGCGGGGCGGGGGTCTGAGCGGCAGGCGGCGGGGTCGGTGCCTGGGTGGGCAGCGGAGTGCCGGTCGCCTGCTGGGCCAGTGCCTGCTGACCCTGAGCAATCGCGGCGGGGCTGCCGGCAAACGAGTTGCCGGGAACGGGGACGGCTGCCATGCCGGACAGGTCGATACCGGGCCCGTCCGGGTTGTCCTCGGTGTAGCCCCACGACGTGACCTCGGCCTCGGTGTAGCCGGCTTCCAGCAGGGTCTGCCGGATGGGAACTCCCGCCCGCTGCTGCGCCTCCACACCCTCCCAGCCTTCCTTGCCGGAGACAACCTGCGACGGTGCCCAGCGGACCTTGACCTCCGCTTCAAGCCCGAGCAGGGTCAGGCCGTAACCCACGGCATCTTCCCATGTGGCCGCGGCGGAGAGCTGGCGGGCGTTCACCTTCGAGAGGAACGGAGACTCGCCCTTCCGCTGCGACTCGCCGGAGGCAGGTGTGGCACTGGCGCCGAGCGTCACGAGGAAGTATGAGACCGGCGTGGCGGTGACCGCGGCCATCAGGCCCGTGAACTGGTTGATGGGCTTCAAGAACTGTTCCACGTCGGCAGACTGGAACTGGCCCACGGCCTTCATGTTCCGCAGAGGCCAGATGCGGCCCGGACCGGAGATGAGCTGGGACTGGAGGTCGCCCGGGTTCTGGTCGTCCGACTCGTTGCCGGAGTCCCAGTCCAGGTCGTCGTCGGTCGTGGTACCCGACTCCTGGAGAGCCCACCTCTGCGGGAAGGCCGCGAAGTCAGAGGTGGACATCATGTTGGTGACCAGCTTGGTCAAGGCGTCCTGGGCGCCGTAGGCCTTCTTGTGCTCCGGACGGCCGTACGGCCTCGCAGTGCGGAAGTGGAAGAACGGGATCTCTCCCGTTTCATTCTCCACGTGTCCCATCTCGTCGGTGGAGTCGTCGTGGTACACCTCGAAGTCCGCAGCACCGGCACGGTCGCTGTTGCCCTTGGAGATGAACTTGTAGGTACCCTCGGGGTAGTACAGGTTCAGCCGGATCCGCTTGTTCCGCCGAGACCCAATCTCCCACTTCTTGATGGCCAGGCGCTTCTCGCGCGGGTTCTCGTCGTCGTACAGGACGCGGACGTTCATGGGTGAGTTGAAGAACAGGTCCACCCGGTTGTCGTCCACGTCGTTGATACCCACGAACAGGTAGGCATCTCCATAGGACAGCATCTTGGCGTGGACCTCGGGCGACTCGATGTCCATGTCATTGTCACGCCAGATCTTGGAGACGGCCTCGTCCAGGGCCTTCTCCTCGTCGGTCATCTCCTCGGCGGGGGAGACCTCGGGAGAGTCTGAACCTTCGTCGGTCTCCTCGACTCCCTCGGGCTCCTCCTCTTCCGCGTCCGGGTCGGCGATCGGCTCAGCAGTGACCGCGGCGATCTCCATACGGTCCTGTACGGCGTCCACGACGCGGCCGGCGAGGTTGACACGGAAGTCCGAGTCGGAACCCGTCAGGAGCTCCTGGATAGCTTTGTTGAGGAACTTCTCCTTGACGGTTCCCTCATAGTAAGCCTCGGCCCTCTCATACGCCGGCATGGCGTCGTTGAGATCCTCCAGTGCCTCTTCCAGGTCTTCCCATACCTCGGGAGGCGGCAGGCTCACGACGTGAACCGCCTCCTCCTTTGCCTGCTCAACCTCGGTAGCCATTGCGGTGTTCCCCTTCGGTGTCCGTAGCCCACTCGCGTACACGTACGCGGGCGCGCGCGTGAGAGGGACACCTCTCACATTAATGACTGAATCATACACGGGCCCGCCTGTCAAATCCACATACCCTGATAAACTGTAACAATTTACTTCTCATGTCCATGACAAACTACCCCTCACGGAGTTCGAACCGGTGGGGTCTATTTTGGACCTAGTACTGGACGGACTTTCCTCCCGCCTTCTTGGCCGGCTTGAGGAAGAACGAAACGCCAGCGCCTACGGCGTCCACCATGTCATCGTTGAGGACATTCGGGAAGGCGAGCATCTGTGCCTCCAGCTCCGGGTGAGGTTTCACGTGAAACACCCGGCCTCGCTGGTAGTGGTTCAGGAGGTGCGAGGCTCGAACCTTCTTGGGCACCGACTCGTTGTGGATGACGACCTTGACCGGCATGTCGTGGAAGACTGAGTGCCAGGTTTCGCCACCTTGGTTTGCCTCCACGCGGATACGGCCGATCTGGGGGAACAGGGAGCAGACCTCCAGGGCCCTCTTCCGCATGTTCTTGGGCGAGAGCTTGAACTGGCGGCAGTACCACACCGCACACTTGCGCTGCTCCTGGTCGTAGGCGATGACCGCCACGCCGTAGTAGTCGGAGCTGGTCTTACTCGTCGTCGCCGGGTCGATCTGGAGGAGCACGTGCGTTGGGTGTGGTACGTCCCCGTACGAGAAGTCATCCGGCACCCAGTAGTCCCCGTCCATGCGGATGGGCTGGTTAAGGAAGTTCTTCTTGAAGGAGGTGGTGTGCTTGATGGATGAGAGGTAGTCCATGGGCCACTTGTATGGCCAGATGGATCTGTCGGAGCCGTCCTCGTTCTGGAGGATCGGCTCGATGTAGACTACGGAGAAGTTCTCGTCCGTGATCCATTGCGGCACCTCTTTGGTCGTGGTCACCGTCTCGACCAACTGGTGGACGATCGAACCGGGCATGGTCACCGTGCCAATCAGAGCCACGTGTGCCCGCTCGTTCATCGCCAGGACGGTGTCAATGACCGTGATGAGGCGCTTTTTCATCTGGTACTGGGAGTAATTGGCCTCGTCAGGTTCGATGTCATCCAGGATGATCAAGTCGGGTCGGCGGTTCTGCGGGTCCACGAGACCCAGGATCTCGGAGTCGAGGCCAGCCGCGGTGAACGTGAACTCCGACTGGCTGTGGTACATCTCCTGGGTGTCGGCGACGTTACCGCCGCTGGGCCTCTTTGCCGGCGTGACGAGTCGCGGGAAGTCCTGTCGGACAAGTCGGTTGGTGTCCACCTGACGCTTGAATCCGGACAGGTGCTTCTGGGCCTGCGTCGCCGACGAGGAGAAGGCGGCGATAAACTTCACGTGCTCATGGCATGAGGCCCACAGGGGCAGGATCTTGAACACCCACGAGGACTTGCCGGCCTCACGAGGAGCGACGAACGCTGTCCGCGATTCACGAGCCTTGATGGGCTCCTTCCAGCGCTGGACGTATCGGCACAACTCCAGGTGGAGCTCCGCGAAGGAGATGTGTCCCGCGTCGTCGGTGATGAGGTTCCGACAGTACACAAGGGCGAACAACATGGGATCATGCTTGGTCATGTAGACCCGGCCGGTGGGGGTGAACACCCGCTCGGCCGTGCCGTCATCGAGCCGAACCCACTGGGTCAGGGGCTTGTCTCCGCTCCATCCCTTCTCATCCACCATGGTGGCGAAGGTGATGGCATTGGCCAGGTAGACCTCATGGTCGAACGTGGAGGCGTTGATTGTTGGGCCGAGGGGGTCATCCGCGAGAGTGGTTACCATCGGACTTGGCCCTCCCCTCACGGATCATCTGCGCCAGCTCCATGTCGGCGCTGTCCACCTGATGGATGGTCGCCTCGACTCGCACCGGCTTGTCCAGGCCGAGGAGCTTGGACCTGCGCTCAGACACCCTGAGGATGCGGTCAATGACCTTCATGACCGGGTCAATATCCGGCACAGGGTCGCCGGTCTCCATGTAGACCACCTGACCGCTGGAGACGGTGTAATACTCCTCGTCCAGCAGCCCCCACAACTTCTCTTCCAGGAGATCCAGCTTCTGGACCTCAATCTCCCGGTGCTTGGTGGCGTCACTCTCCAAGAGCTTGGGGGTGTACTTGTTGAGGAGGCGCTGAACCTTGAAGATGGAGCATTCCATCTCGTCAGCGATGGCCGCCAGGGTCATCTTCTCGGGGCCCGTGCGGAGTTCGAGCATCCGAGCCGCGGTGACCGCCTCGGCCTGTCGGTTCTGACGCTGGGTGAAGGGTGTGATCTTCGTACCGGTCCTGTTGACGGCCATTGACAGACTCCCGGGCTGGTGTGGTGAATGGGTCTACCACATGATGGTAAGCCTGTCAATGGTCCGGTGTCAACTAGCCCACAGGGTGTCCCGCTTGCTCAGCGGCCGCCTGTACGGCCTCCTGGTAGATGCGGGTCATCTTCTCGGCGGTCATCACGGCCGTGTGCTCAATCTCGCCGGCCCGCAGAACAGCCCCGTCACCTTCGAAGGTGAGGAAGGAGATGGTCTTCTGAGGCGGCAAGTTCATGAACTCCTCGGCCCGCTTGGTCGCGGCCATGATGTCGGGGAAGCTCTCCGGCTCCGTATCGACCACGGCGCCACCCTTGGTGACGAACTGGAAGCACACGGACACGGAGTCAGCGGGGGACGTCAAGAGAAACCTCCGGGAGTTGCTTGCCGGCACGGCGGCTGTTGAGGGAAGTGGCGGCGAACCACAAGGCGCCCGAGGTGAGCACGAGAGGCCAGCCATGACCCTCCCACCAGATGGCGGCCATCAGAGATCCGAACGAGGTCAGGTTGAGGACGCGGCTGCACCACACCCTCCAGCGCGGGATCTCGATCGAGGCCAGCTCGGCGGTGACCATCGGCTGTTCCATGGGAAGCCACTCGAAGCCGGGCGGCAGACCTTCTCCCAGGAACTCCCAGGTGTCATCTTCGACCGGGGGGTGTGGGAGACGCATCTTGCCGGCTCGTCCATCGGACAGCAGAACGTCCAGGACCTCATCGTGGAAGAGACCCTTGGGGACCTCGCCTATCCAGGTGAACGTGCCGAACCACCGGATGGTGTAACCGATGGCCTGGGTCCGAGCGGTCAGATAGACATCCCGGGTCCCAAGGTCCCCGAGGTCCAGCGTGGCTATGCCCTCGAAGATGAGGACCTCCGCCGGCGGGTTAGCCATCAGATCTCACCGTCCGCCGGCTTGTGTGCCTCATGGCCCCAGCCCTGCGGGGACTGGAAGATCTTGGGCGCCTTCTCCATGAGCAGATTGACGCCGAGGGCGAGGAACAGCCGGCGGCCGTAGTTACGACGCCACCAGGTGCCCGCCTTGCCGCAGTGGGAGTGACGCTGCCAGCCCCAGTACGGGTGGTGTTGCCCCGTGCCGAACTCCTTGGTCCGGTTGCCCTGCTGGCTGCGGCAGGTGCAGCTCTTGCCCTTCGGGTCCTCGTACACGCCCACCACGCGCTCGGGGGTGTTATGAACGAACCTCTCGGCGTCGTCGGGGTTGCCGAAGTACAGCAGGACGAGCCGTCCCGGCGGCTTCTGTTCCATGTGACCCTCACTCAGTGCAGAGAATGTGACGGCACAAGTCTATCAAATGTGGGCCCGAGATCACAGTCAGTGTCGGCGAGCGCGCTACGTGACCGAGAGTAATTCAGACATTCTCGGGCAGAACAATGATTTCCGCAGATCAAACGCTGTTTAGCGCTGCATTGTTCTGCATTGTTCCGATCTTCAGAACAAGATCAACAATGACTCTCTGTCATCGAGAACGTCCGTACCTGCGAGTTTCTTGATCGGAAAGTCCCAGACACATGGTTTGTTATGCTGCCCGGCTAGCCGGGTCGCGCTTGCTCTGCGCGGCGGAGCCGCTCAGCAGCGCAAGGCGATGCGAAGCACAGCATAACACCCTGTGTCAAGGGTAACACGGGAACACTAGGTGGATGCCAAGATCGGATAGGAACCAAAGTGTGACCGATCTGTTACCCGCAAGAGGAACTGTAAAGTGTGAACATGTCACACAAAAATTGCGGCCATGAGGCTACCAAGTCAGCCAGAGCTAGGTGTAGGAAGGCCAACGGTAAGGTCATCCCCGCCGTCCCCCCGGCAAGATCACCCCAGCGCGAGAACAAGAAGGTGGACAGAGATTACCTGTTCACTCGGCGGATTAAAAAAGCCGGCCCCAACGAATGCTGGGTGTGGGACGGTAGGACTGATAAGCATGGATATGGGTACCTAACCGTCCGAGATGGTTACAAGACCAAGAGTGTGAAGGCCACCAGATGGGTTATGGAGAAGCATCTGGGCCGGAAGTTGAACCCCGAGGAGTGGGTGCTCCATAGCTGTGATAACCCCCCGTGCTGTAACCCCAACCACCTTAGACTCGGCACCGCTAAGGACAACGCTCGGGATCGAGTTAATCGAGGTAGGCACAACCATGCCGGCAAGACCCACTGTAAGTGGGGTCATGAGTTCACCCCAGAGAACACTGGTGTTCAGTCCTCCGGCAGCGGTAGGACCTGTCTTACATGCGTAAAACTACGCAATCAGTACAGACGGGACAAAAATTTTTCTGGAGATTTTTCTGAGTACGTGGCTCTCCATGCCTCTGACGACTCGGGCTATAGATGAACACGCGCGCACGAGTAGGACGCGTTAGGAGACTGTACGGCGTGACACGGGATGCGGCTTCTCGGCAGAATGACGGGTTTGACACGTCGGATGAGAGGAGCTAATGTTGTTCCCGTCGCAAGAACACGAGGTCACCGCGACTCGTGAACTCACACACTTCCGCATGACGAGAGCAGAGGATCACATCATGGCCGCACGTAACACGAAGTCCGCCGCCAAGGCCGAGGTCGAGGAGCCGCAGGTCGACGCGGTCGAGCTGGACGAGGAGCTGGAGGAGGAGGACACCGTCGAGGTCGAGGGCGACGCCGAGGAGGTCGAGGCCGGCGGCGACGACGAGCTGGACGAGCTGGAGCTGGACGAGGTCGACGAGGGCGACGAGGAGGAGGCCGAGGACGCCGAGGTCGCCGACGCCCCCGCCAAGAAGCGCACCGCCAAGAAGACCGCCGCCAAGAAGACGGCCAAGAAGCCGGCGAACGCGGTCGACTTCGGCACCGCGGAGCTCCTCGCGCTCATCGAGTCGGAGACCGGCAAGAAGTACGACGGCC